CAGATCGGCGCCTAAGAGAAGAAGTTGCTAAATCACAAAAGAGTGTAATCGATCATGCTTTGAAACATGGTTATAATTGGGATCAAAAGAAAATAGATGCACTAACATCATTTGCTTACAATTTAGGACCGGCCGCACTAAGCCAACTTACAGCAAATGGAACTAGGTCTGATGAAGAAATAGCCAAAAAACTTTTAGAATATAATAAAGTCCGTAAAGGTACCGAACTTGTTGAAGAAAGAGGATTGACCGCAAGACGAACACAAGAATTTGCCATGTTTGCTGGAACAACACAACAAGCACCAACATTGGCGGCAACACAACCAACAATGGGTTCAAAAGTAGCAACAGCGTCAAGTTCTGTTGCAGAAGGGCGTATGCAATTGAGCACATCGCCAGCACCTTCAGTAAACTATGTTAATAATAGCAAAAATGTCCAACAAACTGCACCATCATCTACTACTGCATTGAACGCATACGATCCATTTATGTTTGAAAGTTTAGTAAGCCGCCAAGCATAAAAAACCCGGCGCTAGGCCGGGTTGCACTTGCATGGGATTTTTTAGTCTTGATTTGCCAAAGATTTGAAGTAATCTAAATCTTCATCATCCGCACCTGATGTATCAAACGGAACATCATCATCTTCAGATAAAGAAGCGGCAGCTGCCTTAGTTGCTACTGCTGCAGGAACTGCCGTACCAAGAACTTTATCTAGGCGCTCTTTCAATTTATCGTATGACTTGAATTGTTTTGGTTCAACAAACTCTTTTAGAGAATGTTCTTTCTTCCACAATTCTTCCAACTTGTCATCGTCACCATCATATATTGCAGAAGGACTTTCGAACTCTGATTTATCGTAGTTTTGATAACCATCAACTTTACGAATTTTCAGTTTAAAGTTTGCACCTTCCCACATATCAAAAGGATTCATTGGTTTCTCATCAGCAAATGCCGGATCAGGATTCATAGCCTCCGTAATCTTATCAAAGATTTTCTTACCAAACTTAAACAGTTTGATTTGACCTTCATTTTCTTTATTTGAAGGATCAGAAACAATCAACACATTAGCGATGTATGAAAGTTTACGTTTACGGTCACGAGCAATGTTTTTATTTGCTTCGATGCCTGAATTCCATAATGTAGAATTTGCTTCACACACAGGACAATTTTGATTTACTGTTGTCAAGCAATTATCAATTAACCAACCACCAGGTCCTTGAAATCCATGTGAAAACACACGAATCCAAGGAAGAGCATCATCACCATCAGCTTGAGGTGCAGGAAGAAAACGCAGAACTGCCATGCCATTTCCTGCTTTATCAACAGAAGGTTTCCAAAAACGATCATCTGCACCACCGCCTTCAGCAGGTTGCGCTGTTGCTTCGATTGCTTTGGTAAGTTTAGAGAGGTCAGAACGACCACGTTTTAGGTTTGCGAAACTACTCATAGTATTTCCTTTCGTATAAACGGATTATTAACGGTATATAAACGACTTATCCACAAAAACATAGTATATCATTTATTTAGTAAATTATCAAGCGTATTTAAGGTATCTTTTACATCTTTGTGAAGTATGCCAATACCATTTGCTTTATTCCAAGCCACAATTACATCAGGTGTATCATCAATAATTACAGCGTCAGGTGTTGCCCATTCTTTCTTATGTTTTCTGCCAGGCACAATATTTACTTTATAATGAATACCATTTGAGCGAAGCCATTTAATTTTTTGGTCTGTTACTTCACCATGAAACTTTTCTCCACCAGAAGAAGAAAGAATTTCTACATGAATTTTTGGATGTTTCTGTATGTAAGATAATAATTCTTTTCCACCAGGAAACCACTCAAGCTCTTCAAAAGCATTTTTATTCAGAATGAAATCTTCCCAATTCTTTGACCATTCTTTTCTATCACGCTTCTCTAAGGATTCTTGGCCATACAAATCTCTAAACTTCTTTTCAAAGTCACAGAGAACACCATCCATGTCTAGGTAAATCTTAGTTATCATTTATCACTTTCTTCAAAATCAACTTATATTTTACTACATCTTCTGGTAAAAATGCGGTATACTTTTCAAGTTTTCTTCGGTAATCTGGCCATCGAATTGTATCGGTAATCTGTTGTGTCCAAACGGGAATGAATTGTAAAATTTTATTTAAAATAATTATGGTTTCTATGTTTATTTCTTTACGCAATCCCATTGTAAGCAACATCGGGTATTCACCATTCACAACTCTAAGTAAATGATTCGGATCTTTTATGTGCGAAAAAAGATCTTTACAATCATTCTCAAAGGTATACGATAATGACTGGATTACCTTTTGTCTTTTCAGATACTTTTGTTGTGCATCATCTAATAGTAAATCACCAATCCATGTTACTGAATCTTCAACAAAATTAGAAACTATGAAGTCAATTAATTCTTCTTTTTGATTAAATTTTCTTGACAGTTTGTAATAATGGTATTTGTCTTTACGATTTTCAAAGTTGGTTATACTGACGTTTGTTTTACCACCATACTTAAAATAATCGTATTTGTCGGTTGTAAAATGCAGTTTTAGTGATTGGAAGATTTCAAATGTTTCATAACCATTCATATCGGAAGTCTAGAAGTTTTCACTTTGAGTAAATTGGCTTTCTCTGCTTGTTCTTGCATCTTAGCCTTGAGTGTTGAATTTACGAGAGAAGCTGCAACTTCTATTTCAAGTCCAGTTTGTTTGCAATATTCTACTATGGCTTCAAGATAAGTATAATCCGTGTTTGCGACCATACCTTCTATCTTCACAGCGAACTTACGCATTTCTTCTCTTGTTGCCATTACTTCTCACTTGCAAGTTTATAATCTAAATCCATTAACCATGAAGTTTTTGGGCATTGATTATCATAACATTTTTCAGATTTCATTACTGACTTTGGTATCTTACAAATAGGACACCTTTCAGATGCCTCTGTTGGAAATTGAATAACATCATCATTTAAAGGAAAAGAAAGAGCAGGTTGTGCAGCACCTAAGTCAAGCGTAATATCGTTTGATTCAGGTGTAGATACAAAAGGAAAATTATTTTGTGGAATACCAGAAAAATCCCATTGATTATCACTTTCAATTTCTTCATCGGGTTTAACTATATCCAAAACGCCAGTAAAATGGAAACCTGCACCACGCAGAAATGATTCGAAATTTTCTAAAACAGTATCTAAACTACCTGCCTTAAATTCTGTGGTATGAGTTGATGAAGCATGTTCTTCATCACCACGGAAAATATCATAATCAAAGTGTTCACATGTAAAAGTATAACGAGCCATTATTTTACCACCGATTCATAAAGAGTTTCAAATTGTTCGTGTACTGCCACTTCTTCATCATAGTTTTGTTTATGATAAACTTTGACCAAACGTGATACCAGTTTTTTAGGTAACTCCATTTTCTTTGCGGTCTCTGCAATCGATTCACGAATAAAGTCTTGTTCGCCATCAATTCTTGCCATCGAATCGGAACATTCTTTGATGATCTTGTAAAGTTTTTCTTTATCTGGTTCCGATAATTTATTAATTGTCATTTGTTTAACTGCCATAATATAAAACTCCTTATTTTCTAGATGTTGCTTGTTGCGCTACATTGTGTGATTGAGCTGAAGCTGCAAATGCGATACAAATAATATCTTGACTTTGTACATATGAACAGCGTACTGATAATGGGTCGATTCCCTTTTCAACGGCACGATTAATGTTTTCTGCCATTAAACTGCGATCATGAATGTTGTACCAACCAATCGCAATTAGTGCCGTTAAAATTACTGATGTGATACAAAGAGCAACCGTATTATCACCTTTTTTTAAATCGAATTTGTCCAATTTTTCATATCCTTTCGTATGTAAAAAATATGGCGACCAATTGTTGTTAAATGTTCCATATTTCTCCATTGTGGGTTAACATAATCTGCATGATAAAACAAAGCACCTTTTGATGGATCTTCAATCTTATCATGGTTCGCATAAACATAAACTGCTAAGTTACGAATATCATTATACAACGGACTGTTGCTGTTTGTCAAGCTCTTTGCGACTGATATTGCCTTTGGTCGTTCTTCGCACCACCAAGAAAACTGGCAAGTGCCTCTAATTTTTTGTTTAACAACACCACAAATATCATTCTCAAAATGTCCAGATTTGACTCTGTTAATTGTTACAAATGCCACCGCTATTTGGCCTTTCGTAGGCTCGTGTGCCGATTCAAAATAAATGTTTTCTGCCAAACATTCGACTTGCTCTTTTGCATCAGGCGACATAAAAGCGTAATAAGCTTTGTAAGGTATTTTTACAACATTTGTTACCGAAAGTGCGGTAAATCCTATAGTAAATGCAATCAAACTAATTGTGAAAAGCACTATTGCTCTTTTCATGACTTCTCCTTAATTGTTAGGGGACGGCCGAAGCCGTCCTTGTCCCATCAGGTAGATTTTTTAGTTGTTGTTTTAGTATCTACGGTTATATTCGAAACGAAATTATTCAAAGTCGCTGCTTTGGCGATAACTTCTGATTCAGAGGGAAATGGTGGATACCCTGGATGTTTCGGTGGGTCCTCACCTTTGAGTTTGGCAGTATCACAATCTACTGACCATTGATTGGCGATTTGTTCACGCTTACCATAATAATCGTCATTGAGCATATCTCTCGCCATTTTGAGTAGCTCTAGCCGTATTTCAAACGGTGTCATATTTGACATAATTTTCTCCTGTGTGTTTGTGTGTCACCAGCGGTTGTGTGTATGCTGGTATCTTATTTAGTCCCAAAGATTGCGGTAATATCTACCAAACAACCTTAGACCGTTTTGTATTCGTTTATTATGTTTATCATAACCTTCTTTATCAAATACTGCGGTGTGATTAGGACCATGTTCTAAAGAATACATTTTTGGTTCACCTTTTTCATCCCACTCACACGGCACAGATTTTAAATCTGAATTACCAGAATGAAATTGTGCATCATTGTCATCATCAACTAATTGCTCAAATGTCCAAATCATTTCATCCATTACCCACTCAAATCTTTTGAAATGATTGGCATCGGTGTCCCACTCATTTTCTTTTGGTGGTGCTGATGTACTACGCAATTCTTCTGGCACATCTTCATCATCTACAAAAGGTGCACCGTGATTTGTTTCTTTTAATTGTTTTAGCATTGGCAAAATAATAAGTGCCAATGTGTGATCCATTGACCAAGTATCCCATCGGTCAATTTTAACTTTGATAGTTCGTTTGCGTTTGGATTCAATCCAATGGCAAAGTTTAGTCAACCACGAAGGGTTTCCATTTTTGTCTTGAGTTAACCATTCACCAAAGCCGTGAACATACTTGTCATACGCTTTCGTGTATTCAAATGTTGTTTTATCGTATTTTGGAATAAAAAATAGAATCTTTTCGGCGATTTGATATGGCCCAATCCAATTTTTATAAGGTCCGATTTTTACTTTCATGTCAATACGTATGTCAAATAAGCAAATATGAATAATACTAAAAATTTAAGGAAGAAAACACATAAACCTAAAATGGGTTTCCGAAAAATGTACAACACAAAAAACAATAACACAATCCATAAAGAAGCTACAAAATCAATCGGTGTGTTTTCGACCTTATCAATAATTGGTTCAGAAGCTTGTTTAATCTCCTGAATAGGTTGCAAAATAAGAGGCATAACTTTTCACTTTATCATCATTACGAATATCGGATACATGTTTGCGTTGTTTAGAATTACCCATCCATGCAAACTTTGTACACAATGTACATCTACAAGAGCGTTTGGATTTCTTTCTCTTGTAATTTGCCATTATTTCTTCTGTGCTTCTTTCTTAGGAGCAGGTTTTGCTGCTTCTTTTTTAGGTTCTACTTTTTTTGCATTTGGATTTTCAGGAATGTTCGGCGGGCCAGCTTTTTTTGGTGGCTCAGCTGCAATTACTGCTGTTGCAAAAAGTGTTGCTACTACTGTGCTTAATACTTTAGTCATTACAATCTCCTTAATTAAGAATGGTGATTGATTCTGTTGCCAAGTTCAATCACCGAAAACTCCGGTCAGCGGTTAGGCTGCCAGCGCAAATCTTTCATCGTTTGCATTTACTTGTTTGCTTCTTCGGCCGAGTAGTCTCAACCCTAACGGCTTTGGCGTTGCCGATTCTCCAGTTGTTCATTACATACGCTGTCGAAACTATTTCATCCCCATCAGAAGCATACCATACTACTGCAACATAGCAAGTTCATTATGTGCCGTTGCAGGGCATTTTGCCTCAACACATAACTAGATATGCTTTTGGTGGAGATGGGCGGAATCGCACCGCCGTCCAACGCATTTTTTACAACCTTCAACGAATTAGGTGTGATGGTCAGCTTTCGCCTTTGCTACCAGAATACTCGGTTCGTACCATCACATAAAAAAATAATTTTTACTTACTAAAAAATGGTTCCATCTTTGTGCCAACACCAATGACACAAAAAGAATTTGGTTCAACTCTTTCAACCAGAGTCCAAGATTTAGTATTTGGATTCATAAACATCACAACAGGATGAAATACTTTTTTATCGCCTACTAATCTATGACCTACGGCAGTTATAAAAGGTTTTTCACCATGTTTTGCAGTCGTTTCTTCAAGCATTTTTTGATCAATACAGATTGTCTCAAAATGCACATATTCGACCTGTGCTATAGCTAACGCAGGAAGAAACAGTAAAGTTGACAATAATTTTTTCATTACCTATTTATATGGGACTATTATATCGCAAAATGTATTCTTGGAGAGGCAAAAGATAATCAGATTTATTTTCTATAAAAATAGATGGTGATGAAGCATCTTCTACCGCAATAGCTACCACGATTTGATTGATTGGTTTACCAGTTCTTTCCTCAAACATTTCTGCATATGCCGAACATTGCATGAAATAATTCTGTATATGATCTTTATCTTTTACTCTAGTCGATGTTTTCCAATCAACAATGGATAACTCACCTTCCCATTCTGCAATACAATCACAACGACCTGCAATTCGCAATCTGTCACTATATAACGGTTGTTCTATACCGTATATGTTTCCGATATGATTATCTAAGAAAGGTTTCACTTTGAGAAATAACTCTTTCGTATCAGGCATCATCGATTGATACTTTAGATCACTCATTTCATTCAAAAGATATTTCTCAACAGCGTTGTGCAGTTTTGTACCACGGCCAGATGCAGCTCTTGAAATGCGATTAGCTTCCTGTTCACCAACTCTTTGGCGCCATTCGTAAATTGCTTTTTTATTGTAGTTTGATAATACGGTTGTGATAGACGGGTAGGATTTTCCTCCTGGTGTCTTGTAAGTCCTACCCGTTTCTGTTGTTTCTGATTCTAATTCAAAATCAAGTTCACTCAATTTTACATGATTAAAATTCTTCATTATCCTGGCGATTTGTGTCCTTCCACTAACCACGGGAAGTGTTGTCGCATATACCTTTCTCTGTTTTTCTGTAGATTTTCATTTGACCAGTCACCCAATTCATTCTCATTTTCTTTTCTTAATTCTCCCTTAAAGTGTTGTTGCAAAAGTGCTGCTTTTGTTTCAATACCTTTTCGTTTTGCCATACTTTCTCCTACAGGAAGTTAGCATGATATAATTACAACATCACCATTCTTTTGGTACACTATATTTTTTCGAATGTGCTCGACCAGGGTTTCTTCTTTCTATATTTCCTATTACGTATTTTTGAAAATCGGATGGTGGCTTTAAAGCACCAACGGTGGTGGGATCAACGAGGGTAGCTGGCGCTTCATGGTAGCGCTCTATTGAGGGGTTTGATTTCATGTAATCGTCATATTCAGACATTTTCATTACATGTTCAAAAATCTCACCCGTATCTTTATTACGGAACGTATATGTTGGCATATTGTAAAGTTATTTAGGTAATTTAATCCACATTTCAGTAAAAATTTGTTCCCAGAAATCAAAAGCTTTTAATGCTTCACCTGCATGTTCAAGTTTCAGTCTTTTATTAAATTCTTTTACCAACTCACCACGATTATCAAATTTATACCACTCACCAGAACCAGGAACGATTCGAGAAATTAATTTTCCACCATACATATCACCAAGGTGGCGGACATAAACATGAGCAAATAACTGATGATTATTTTCTGATCGATATAATTCATACAGATAATCCATATATCTTACTGTATGATCACCCAATACATGTTCATGATTAGGATTCAACTCATTTAAATCCTGTTGTATTCTGTAAGTTCTTTCAAGTCCATCTAAACCACCAAACAGTCCAGCTTTTTTAGAAAAATCTTCAAGCACAGAATACACCTGCAACATTTCATACAAATAATATATGTAATGTTCTTTTGTTATTTCACCTCTCAACAAATACTGAATGAAAGGTAAATTTTCTACTCGGCGATGTTTTTCATCCGTTACTTCTCTTAATATGCTCATGCAGTTTTATACCACAACGGTATCTCTCTTTTTGTCCATTTAGCGAAATGTGCTTTACGCTCAATATAGTATTTATGATAGGACGCCAAGGAGTTACCGGCGATTTTACATTCATCAGGCATCGCTGGTGTTGGTGGATAAAAATCTCCGCCAGGTATTTTATTTGGTGCTACATCTAAACAATTTAATAGGCGACTACAGGCGTGTTGTTTACCATAACGAAAAGTGTATTCTTTACACAAAAATTCCCACATTGTAAACAACCACCTGTAGTTCGCAACATTGGCTCGAACCCATACACCTGATGGGTGATTAACATGCGATGCTTTCATTAAGCGATCTTCACGCTCATCATATAATCGCCAACGTTTGATTCTTCGACCATTTGCTGTTTTATCAAAGTATTCATCACCGTCAAGTACACGATGAGCTGTAGACATGAGTTGTGCATATTCGATAATCATTTTGACCACATGTTTATCTAAGTGCATTTCGGCACAGATACGTGGGTCACGGTCAAGATAAAAGATGTTCATTCGTACTGTTGTTTTATATCTGAAAATTGATTAGATTCTTTAAATTTTCTAAGCTGATGATATTCTCTGCACATATCTTCGAATTGAGAAAAACATTCTTCAAATCTCAAATGATATAATTGTTTCATGCCAAGTAGAATGTTTGCAAGTTCATCTTCTGTAAATGGTCTTTGCCTATCCATTACATTTTTATAAACCAAATCAATATCATCAACAACATTCCAACATTTCATAATCGATTGCTCTAAGTCAAATATGTCTGACATTACCATCTCCCATCATCTATCCAAATTCTTACAGTTAAAAATAAAATTGAAATACGGAAATTATCTGTGAACCATATTTCATTCGAGTTTTCAAATTTAAAAACGGGAATCCAAGCCCAATGGTATGGATTCACCGTTAGTGTAACACATGCACCGCTATATTTGAGGTAATTGATTAAGCGGTCATCCATGGTATATTTTTTTCCGTTTCAATTGATTCAGAACCATCATATTCTGTAATTCTGAATCTAGTTCCTACAGGTAACCAATCAAAACACAAATCATCAAGACCGCCAGCATATGCATCTGGATATTCTTCAGTAACATATTCCACTAATTGATCCAGCCAATTATCAGATTGTTCTTCTAAAATTTGAACAATCATCGGATCATAAATCAACTGTTCAGCATTATCTAACAATTGATTCCATGTATACCAACCAGCACCAAAACCTGGTGAATAAATTACTGCAACATGGCCATCACGGATTACTTTTTTCATTTTTTCCCTCAATTTTATCGACTGAAGCTTCTAACTCTTTAAATGATTTTGATGCCTGTAGTTTAGCGTTCAATTGCCGATTGCGTTTAATTTCTTGAATCAAAAGTTTGTTTGAATCGTCAGTAGCATAACGCAATTTTACAAAGGCACGATAACCATCTTTCTCATGCTGAACACGGTACTGTGTACGCTGAACACCAACAAGGTTCACTTGTGAAATTACCAATTTAGTAGTACGGTCAATTTCACGCACAACGGTAGAATCTAATTCACCAACTTCAGCCGCATAATCTTTTAACATGGCACTTACATGTGATGAAAAGTTCGATGCAAGTTCACGCTTAGCAGACAACATGGCTTTGTCAACGGCGAATTGAAAATCTTTTGAATACTCAGTCGCAACGGCATACAAAGCACCATCTTTTTCTTTTTCTGTAAACCACTTAGGATATTTGACTTCATCACCTTGACTTGGTTTACTACCAAATTCTGGTGCATTTAAAGCCAACTTAGTATTAGTTTCAAAAGTACCACAAGCGGTCAATGCAAAAACAATAGGAACTACTAATAACTTTTTCATGATTACCTCATAATATGTACATGACGATTCAAAACACGATAAGATTCATAAGGTACTGATGAGAAAAATTCTCTCAGATCTTTTTGTGTATATGAATCTTTCACCTTTACTTCACTTTCAAAAAATACAAATGTTACCATTTCTTTAGACTGCGTTTCACCGATGGGTAATTTTGCCACCAATTTATTGTTGGAGGAAGGTAACACAAATTTCTCATTTTTTGTGGCAATCTTATGTTCATATATTCGGTAATAATTGCCGTTGTAGAAATTAAACAACACTACTTTACCTTCTCGGTTTGAAATGCCTGAAAATCGCACTTCATCGTTTTCTTTAAATGTAAGATTGTCATCAAATATCACAAATCGAATGTTATTGGTTATTTTCACTACATTGGCTTGAATTGTCACAATGCAATTTAGATAACCAGGTTTTTCAATTATCTCAACTTTTTTATCTACGATATTCTTTACAATACCTTTTGCTTCATTGATTGTATCTTTTTGAAAAATACATTCACCATTTTTACACGATTCAAATGATACCGTATCAATCGACTCGCCTAAGAAACGACTAATCGCATGTTCTTTGGCACGATCTTCAGCCATTTTACATGCGAAATTTTGTGTCGTATCAGGTCCATACCTGTAGTCGCCGATGCCAATCGTTGCAGCGTTAGCAACACTAAAGGTAAATAGGAAAGGTAACAGTTTTCGGATCATATTCACTCACCAAATCTTCTAATCGGCGGCATGTAACACGCATGTCTGAATTCGCTTGCGTCAACGCTTTGGTTACCATATCTCTTTTTTCTTGACAGGCTTTCAGCGTTTCAAATTTATCATAAACTGTATAATTACTTGGTACTGCTAACCAGATAACGAGAACCCAATTCATTTAATTCACCGTTTCAATTTGTTCATCAAAAATGTTTGACCACTTTTTCAATTTGATTTTTTTCTGTGAAGCTGCCATTTGAGCAGATGCTTCATCTATAATATCGTGTTCGATCATCAAATCAATCATTGCAATCAAATCACCAACTTCTTCTGTTAATCGTTCATGGTTTGTTCGATTGTTATATTCAGAATCAAAACCAAAACGAAAACATTTACTAATTGCTTGCGTCACTTCTGCACATTCTTCTTGTGCAATCAACATAACTTCTTTTTGAATTTTATTCATCACAACTCCATAATAAGGTGCTTCTCTGCGGCCGTGGTAACTATAGTCTGTAGTAACACCTACTGACCTTCCATCCACTCGCTCACCGCAGAGACTTTCGTACTGCCAACGCCAGTTCGGTTAGACTGCATCTTTCGATGTGGAACTCCAGTTCCAGAACCACCCGTGAGTTACGAACTCACTTCTCCTTCCTGCGGGTCACAGTAGCCAAGCGTTACCTCAGCGGGTTCTTAAATCCGTTTAATTACTTTAAACGGTTTATCTTTCATATTCTTAACAAACAATTTTACACCAAATTTTGCACAAGTTTCAAATGGTACTTCTGAATTCTTCGGCACAACAAAGAAAGAACCTGGTTTTGCCATCATAAACTTTGCAGCTTTTTCACTTACATTTAACATTTCAATCATTATATTTCCTTTAATAAGTTAAGGGGCACTTTGCATGTCATCCCGACATTCGCTGTCATTTAAGAATAGGCGTCCATGTGTGGCGCTCACTCCCCCATTTTCACAGAGAGATTATTCGGTAACTTCTGCAATTTCCAGATCGTCAGCGGTAACTGCTTCAACTTTCTTGGGTTTAGCAGGTGCTTTCGCCGGTTTGGCAGGAGCTTTCTTAGCAGGTGCTTTTGCAGGTGCTTTCTTAGCAGGCTTCGCCGCAAGGTCAGCAAGTTTAGCGATAGACGGTTTCTTGGTGACTTGACCAGGAACAAAGTTAGCTTTGGTCACGCCAGCACGATCCATGTATTCTTTAACTTCTTTCACATTGATGACCTGATAAGCAGTAACACGGCGACCATCTTTGATTGCCTTCACAACACCATTGGCGAATGTTTTAATGTGCCAAATGTAGGTCGACAAGCGATACATGTAAATTTCTTTGCCGAGTGTTGCATCGATTTCTTCGATTGTTACGGGCTTACCAGAAACCATAACGGTAAGGAGTTTCTCAAAGGGTTTGAGTTTGATAGTTTTTGCCATAATAGTGATACCTCATTTAGTTTAGGGATAATAATAGTAACATACTTCGGTTTAATTGTCAAGACTTTTTAGGTTAATTGCCGCTCATGTTCACCTCACCAAATCAAAATGTTCGCCGAGATACAAATCAAATGTTTTAAGCAAGTGTTCATAATCACCGCTCATCATTTCTTGGGCAATTTGATCGCCTAGTTCACTTGCACCTGACCTGCGAAAAGTCTGTTTTACAACACCAATCAGGTAAAATGCATTACCTTGTGGACCAGACAAATCAATTACAATCTTTTTCTTTAAATCGCTTTTATTGCGTTTACGAATTGCCATTTTTAATCTCAATAATTATAAACTGAAAAATGTGTTGCATCTTCTTTAAGACATGTGGTCTGTTTACTTACACCAAATCGCCTTGAGGCTGATGGTACATTAAAACGAGGACCACGATACCGCATCTTAAAATATAGATCGTATTGTTGCATCACTTTGCGAAAAGAATCTAACTCGCTAATTGGTATGCGAGTATAAATTGCAGTACGATTTGGTCTTTTATATTTTTCAAACGAATCAACAGTAATCATTTTAATCCCATGCCTTTCTATCTTTTTCATCACGAAATCCAACAGTATAAGCTGTAATTTCTTCGGCTGTCATATCTTTCAATTCAACCATTTCGCTGTTATAACTACTGCCTTTAAAATAGTGTGGGTTATAACCACGATAATAATATGCATCAGCAGAGCCACGGTCATACGGGCCGCCATGTCGTTTGTCATAATTCATATTAAGCTGCCTTCATCATAAAAGTAGGATACTTCACAAAACCAGAGGTGTCTTTTTTGGCTTTGCCTTTTGCATATAGACCAACAACAACACCTTTTGGATCCAGAAAGCGCAAATCACTTTCATCACCATTAAAAACTTTCATACCGTTCCACATTTCAGGCATTGGTGAATTCTTTTTGATGCCAAACACCGTTGCAACATTCATACCTGCACGAATCGCATTAAGTGTATCAAGAGCATTACCATCAGCTTCGGAGAATGTCAGATGATAATTAGCGATGCCGTTCACTTTGCGACCAGGAATTTTGGTGTAATCATAAAATTGGATGAAAGGAAATGCTTCAAAGATATTTTTGAAAACAATTGAACGGCCATTTTTATCAGTAACCGTTGCTTCGTATTTTTCCCATGCAAGGTCAGAGGTGCCATTCAAGCGAAAAACAGGAATCAAATTCTTCTTAGCGGATTGTTTGATTGCTAATTCAATATCTTTGACCAATTGCATCATAAACTCAGCACGATTCTCAAAAAAGAATTTTGTTTTGCGAATACGAGCTTGTTGAATTACATTGGTCGTTTCGCCTTTTTTAAACATGCCGCCACGGCCTGATGTATTCAAACAGGATTCAATACAACCTGCGGTAGCTTTCGCACAAACATTATAACCTGAAAGAGTAGCAGGTGCAAGGTGCAGAATATAGGTCATATAACCTTGTTTCATGCCTTTGAGGACTTTGGGATTGCCAATCGATAATAATTTCATAATACAACCTCTCTCAATTTCAATACTACCATTATATCAAAAATCGGTATAATTGTCAATAGGTTTGTTGCAGAAAAACAACACTTCCAGGTGCAGGTTAGTGAGTACTAACTTACCTTCGCATACTCGCTTGATCCTTGGCTTCTTCATCCGTAAAAATAGGTACAGCATTTGATTTGTGCAAAGTACCAATGCCTTTCATTTTATCACCGGTGTATTGCTGAATGTCTTTTTTATAGGTGTTGTATTCAGTAGTATTAAGTGATGGGTAATTTGGCGTTTCACGGCGATACGGTACAACTCGCTGCAGCAGGTGCTGAGAAGCGGCTGGATTAGAGGATTTTGGTGCATGTTTAGAAACCAATTCTTCCCATTGTTTTGCAAGCTCACGCTGTTTAGCGGTGGGCTTGCGTTTTCTGGATCTCTGATAAGTGTAGATAATTGTCATATTAACAAACAGGTTCTTGTACTTCGATATTAAGCGAGTCACGCTCTTGCAATTCAAAAGAAAGGTAATTTGCTAGAGAATTGGCAGCATCATCTTTAATCCATTCTGCGAGTAATCGTAAATCACGATCAGAAAGTCCATTAATTTCACTTGCAATTTTCATAACTTGAATCATAATAAACTCCAATTAAAATGCAATAGATTTGAAACCATAAGGTGCAACAAACTTGGTTACACCTGTTTCACTTTTAATAATATCACCAACAGAAACAGAGTGCATATCGTCAAAGCTAGTAATTTTTTCTTCGGGACCAATGTTGCCAATTTCAAACACATGGTCAAACGAAAGAGCGTCAATCTCTGCTACTTTAACATACAGACCGGCTGCTTTCTCAATTGCTTCTGTGGTGGGATCCATAGTTGTGTTAAGGTACATTTCACGCAAAACATTATTTTCATAATCTTTGTCGGACAAATTGATTTGATATACGGTAAATTTCATAATTAAACTCCTAGTTTATTAGCAACTGCTTTCACATGGCTACAGGTCATTCTGTAACCAAACCCGGTACAACCACAACTAATTTGTTTACTCGACTTATTAAATGATACGGTATAAGTTTTATTTTTTGATTTTGATTTGACATTGAAAACACGGACATTTTCTGACGGCACAATTTTTTCTGCCGCTTCTTTTTTATCTTCGTGTTGGAAACGAGAAATGAGTTTAGATAATGCCGCATGTTTTACAACTTCGAATTTGCGGTATTTTTTATCTAATACATTCCGTGATTTGAATATCTGAATATCTGTTTTTGAATGCCATTTGGCATATGCGACAATTTGATTTTTTGCATTAATCAAATAGGTATGATTTGGCTGGCGGAATTCGACCTGCCATTGTGTGATTTCTCTAATAATCTCCATTCTTCCAATATTACAGGAATGCCTGAAAATTGTCAAGAGGTTTGTTGTATTAAAACAACACTACCTGGTAGTATGTTAGTGAGTACTAACTAACATCCTTCTTGTAATAATTTGCGCTCCTGGCCTTCTTTCCAATCTTCTTCATATTCTGCTAATTTCAGTCTTGCTAATTCTTTTTGCAAAACTTCTTTTTCAACAGAATCCGAAGCGATCTTTTGTTCCAGTTCCGCAATCTGCTTTACAAGAATTTCCCTATACGACATAATCTTCTTTCTCTTGTTTCACCAATCGATAAAATGATTTATCATGGTGTTTTGGTTTTTCAAAGTGTTTACTGCCTTGTTGTTCTTTGGCTTTTTTGAATTTCGTTTTTACTGGTTTTACAAACTTTTTTCCACCTGTTAACATTTTTGAAAGTTATCCTCCTTATAAGATATAATCAGCAATACCTAGTTCAACAATTTCTTCTGCTGTCAACCAAACATCGGATGCTGGCAAAAGTTTTCTTTTGATTTCTGTCGTTGATAGATCAGAACATTCTTTTAACAAAGTCACCATTCTTTGATTCGTATTATCACATTCTTTTGTAAAAGATTTAATATCATGGTGTTTTGCTTCACTTAGTTCTTCGCTATACTGATGCGATAGTATGCTTGCATTTTTGGCAATATATCTGTGACCTCTAGTGCCCGCTGCAAAAATTAAAAATGCAGATGACATGACATTACCAAGACCAACGGTTTTAATTGTATGCTTTGAATTACGCATCATATCAATTAAACCAAAAGCATCGTTCAATAGTCCACCTGTTGAATTAATGTATAGTGTTAGTTCCTTTTCTTCATCACTTGCGTTCTCATAGATCAACCAGCGAATTGCGCCGGCGATATTATCAGCGTCAATTTCACCGTTGAGAACAAAAGTATGGGTATCTAAAAGTCGGAGGCCGATAACATCATCGGCACCTAAACCTTCGGGTTTTTGTGGTTCTTTACTTGCCATTTTGTGTAGTTTGCCAGTTATGTGCTGTTTGTAGAATGTTCATTATATCATACTTTGGCCGAAAATTCAAGACTTTTTCGGCAAGAGTAACATCGGCAACCAATCGGGTCGGGTCACCAGGTCTACGTGGGAGGAAGGTATAGGTAATCTTTTTCTTGGTAACTTCTTCAATTTTGCCAATTATTTCTAATACCGAGTATCCTACCCCAGTACCCAAGTTAAGAATAACGGATTGCCCGCTTGCATTGAGGTAATCTGCCCCATCAGCATGGGCAGAGGCAACATCAGAAACATGCACGTAATCACGAATACACGTTCCATCGTTTGTAAGATAGTCTTTTCCATATATTTGTACTTTATTTAGATTTTGTAGAATTCGTGGAATTAGATGAGTTTCTGGATTGTGACACTCACCAAATTCATTGTCTGGATCTGCGCCAGCTAGGTTGAAATATCTGAAAATAACGTAATTTAAATTCGAATCACGGATGGCCCATTCAGACGCATATTTAGTATAACCATATGGTGAATTGTGAGCGATTTCATCATCTTCTTTTAAGTTACGACCTTGTTGTTTATATACTGCAGCAGATGAAGAATATACAATGTTTTTAACACCATATAATTTCATCATATGTAAAAGTTTGCAGGTGCCACCAAGATTCACATCATAAAATAAAGTTGGATCTTTAAATGATTCACCAACTTCAATGCGACCTGCAAGATGAAAAACTGTATTGACCTGATATGTTTCAAATATCTGCATTAACACATCGGCGTCACGAACATCGCCACGAAAATGTGAATCAACATATTTGTTACTACAGGTTTTTCGGTCAAGTGTTACTACTTCCCAACCTTTTTGTTTTAGGTCTTTTGCTAAGTGATTACCAAGGTAACCACTTCCCCCGGTGATGAGAGCCGTTCTTCTTTCCATGGATATTTACCGTTGTATTTTTGGTTTGTTGTAAAATTGCCTTGATCAAAAAAATCTTTCGTCACAGAATTAGGATTTCCATCTAATCTGTAACATAGTGTGTGCTGGCGTGAACAATCATATTTTGGATAGTGATGCTTAATCGCACCAAAGAATTGTCTGTCCGCACCCCATTGGCCGTACCATGCGTGACCTATACGAGTAGCAACATCACGCTTAACAGCAAAAGAGGAGGTATCAATATGGAATACTTCATGATTAAAATATACAGGCCATTTACCCAACGATTCACAGTTATCTTCACAGAGGTATTCACCTTGCTTGTCATAAATTTTTCGTAAAGAATATGCCCAATCATTTCCATCTTTAATGACATTAACCAATTCTTCAACATGGTTAGGTTCGTACCAATTATCTTCATCAAGGTAACAAATAATGTCAGCGTTGACCAAAAAAGAACAAGCAGAATAAACTCTATGTCCGTACCAACCTTTGCCAATGTTTTCTTCAAGCGTGATTCTTGATATTTGTTTTCTATTTCCAACTTTATTAATATGCCCATCAGCCATATCCAAATACTGATTGCCGTCAACAAAAATATAATGTACAAGATTGTCATATGTTTGATTTTGAACTGATTCTAAACATTTAGCAAAGTGGTCAGCTCCAATTGTAGGTGTAATTACGGCTACTTTCATCTTCTTTCAATATCTTCTTCTTGACATTTTTGGCCATATTGTATTTCTACAATTTTCAGTAAATCATTTGATTCATTCGATAATCGATGCCAGACACCACATGGTATTGTAACTTGATTATGTTTATATAAAGTTATTGTATCGTTAGAACTTTTACGTTCTTCATACAATACGCCTGTGCCTTCAACAACATGCCAATGTTCATTTCGGAATTCATGTTTTTGCATACTTAACGATTGACCTGGATTTACCGTCAATTCTTTCACTTTGGTATTTTCTGATTCATACAGTACACGATAATGACCCCATGGCCTTTCAGTTTTAGGTGATTTCCACTCATCAAGTATCCATGATGACGAATTCATTTTGTTTCCGCCACCAACAGCAAAAACAAATTTTACTCCTTCAACCGACATTTCTGGTATATTATCTTGTGTTCGATCACCACCATTTGCAAAAATGATTTCATCATTCGGCCAAGTTTGTTTTACTATTTGTAAAAGGTGTTTAGCACTACCATCTGAGTCATCAAATTCAACAACATGGTCAACTTCTCTTATATGTTGTAAAATTCGAGTACGTTCAAATAGAGACATGAATGCTCGACCTTTTTTGCGAATCAACCACTCATCGGAATTTACACCGACAATTAATTTGTCGCCGTGTGCTTTTGCTGAATTTAAATAAGAAATATGACCCGAATGTAGAGGATCAAATCCTCCAGATACCACAACAATCTTCATATTAAAGTCCGTATGCTTCTTGTATAAGTTTTACTGTTAGGTTTTTTATTTTGAATTGTTTTTTGAGTAGTCTCACCAAAAGATCAGCTTCATCTTTGTGCAACGCTTCAAGTATAACAGTAAGAATTTGTGTCTTTTTCTTTTCAGTTATGTTTGGTGACCGCTTTGGATGATCTTTGATAAAACGATAGAGTTTGGGCACTTCCATGTCCAAATATGTGTAATTAAGGCCGGCTGGTTCAGGAGCAGGCCTGTAATTAGGAACCTCAACATCAAATTTAATGTTAGGATTAAATGCCATGATTAGAAAATCACGGAGAGAGGGATGATAGTTTGCCCTCAGAACTTGAATTCGTTGTTCTTTTGTTTCTGCTTTTTCAAATTCTTCAAAAATTTCTGAATATAGTTTTTCTGCACTCATTAGAATTCATCAATCACTTCAATAAGATTTTTGAGACGGTTCGCAATCATATAATTCATAAATTCTTGCTTTGAATGGCCTTTTGCGCTCTCATAGGTATCTATAATAGATTGCTTCAGATTTTCAGGTATTTTTGTCAAATCAATTAACATTTCGTTTCTGGTATAATTGCGAAACATTTCTTCATTACAAAATTCTGTAGGCTCTTGATTCATCCATTTGATGATTTTTGCTTCTGTGATTGGTTTCTGGCGTCCACCAGTAACAAACACAGAGTCCATAGACAGAATGTTAGGAATGCCGTCACCTTTGTCTCCTCGAATGATTAGTTGTTTGAGTTGAAATGCTGGTAATGGTTCTTTAATATATTTCTTTAAAATTGGTGAATACTGTTCAACATTAGGAAACTTTTGTAATTGAGCAAAGTCTTTATCTGAAGAAAGAATCATTACTTTTTCATGTACTGAATATCGCATTGTAAGAACCGCAATAATATCATCTGCCTCACAAGTATCAACATCGATCACTTTGTAAGGCGAGTATTGTTTGAGTTCTTCACGAATTTTATTCAGGCATTCAAATATGGTATTCCAATCATGACCAGAAGAATCACGAATTTTCTTTCTACCAGCTTTGTAATGAGGGAAAATTTCTCGGCGCCAATACTTTTTGTTGTCACAGGCAATAACAACTTCCGGCCCATGTGAATTTTTAAACTTCTTCACATAGGTACGAATAGTATTTAAAATCATATGGCGAACCAGACCTTCTTCTACCGCAGTTTTGGAAGATCCGATTTGTTCCATCAGATTTGAAATTGCTACCTGATTAAAATCAATTAATATCATAGTAAGGATATTTTAGTGTAAAACTCTTTGTTTTTGAGGCAATATTGGCGCTCTATTTTGAATTATTTCCGTAACTGTATCGTACAACTCATAAACTTCATTACCTACTTCTTCAGCACTATCTTCAAATAAGATTCGGTATAATCTCTGTTCTTCTTTTTCAGTCATCTTTAGCTTTCGTTGGAAATGGCCAAGCATTTGAAGGTAGTCTTTCTTCTTTGTCATCATCAAAATCAAAACCATCACGCTCTGCAATTTTGAAAATTAAATCGGTTACAAATTCGTGGTCAAGTTCAGTAGAATTATTATCCTCAAAAGGTATAATATCTAACTGGTCATTTTCAACATCATACCAAGCATAGATACAAACTTCTTCTTTTGGTCGATGTATCAATGCCCATGGTGTTTGTTCATGTTCGGGAAAATCTTCCGTCAAGGATGTTTTATGTACGAAAACGGCAAAACTAACCATATTCTTATTGCCAGCTTCTTCATAAACATATTCACCATTTTCATTTTCGCCTTCATAGTCACCAAAACCATCAAAGATAATTTTGACACCATCTGGCGCCTCACCTGATTCGTTGCCTGGCCGAAGATATGGGTCGTTGATATCCATAGTTTCATAAAACCAACGAACCCATTCTTCTACGATTGGTGTATAATCACGTTCATCATTTAGATATATGGTCATGTCAATTCTCAATCAGTATGTGGTGGAAGTTCATGGTCATCTTCTTCCCAATATCTGCAATAAAAATGATCGCCAAATTCATCAATTAATTTTTGAGGATAACCCTCAGAAACTAACCATGCACGCTGTTCTTCAAAAGTATCAAACTTTTTAGGCATCGCTTTAGGAAAGTCATACATCCAACCGCTTGGCGGATCAATCATTGTCACTTTCATTTTGTTACTTTCAATAAAATTGTATCTTTGTTAATACGACCATTCAACCAATGCGGAACGGAGTTAATACCATCTAATAAGTTACGAAGAATTACTTTGCCACCATTTAATACTTCAGGCAGTACAACTTCAGGTTTACGCAATTTCTTTTGCATACTTTTTGATTCTGCAAAGTTTAAAATCGTTGATCCTTTTACTGACAAACCACCTGCATCTTCGGCATGATAAACACCGAGTTTACGGGTTTTTGTATTAAACACCCACAATGACATAGCACCAATTATATCAGTAACTTTTACGGAAGTCAAGCCCAATTCTTTAAACTCAGGTAAATAGTTTAACTTTGCTACCAATTGATCTGGCGATTTTGCCTTCCGTTTGCGTGGTTTGCGTGATTTGGTTTTCTCACCTGAAACTTTCTGGCAATCTAGAATCACTTGATCAAAATACGCAACCATCTTTTTTAACTGCGGTTTGGTAAAGTTTGAATATGCCTCTTTCAATTCTTTGTCATCAGTATTCATCACATCGTCAAACTCAATTCGTTTACTCTTAGCCCACTCAACAATATATTTTGTTTGAGCATCTTTGATTTGCAAAGTATGAAACACGGCATAAGGTTGTGAATTAGCAGAAAAACCAGATGCAATTAATTCATCAACTTGACCTTCTAGTTCTGCAATACAATCATCAGCCTTAGCACGAATACGGTCTTGAATGTTAATTACATTTACTTTAGGCTTTTCTTCAACAACATTTTTTAGCCCACTTAAAACATTTTTTACTTTGGTAATTTCACCATCGAACCAAATTTGATCTTTGACATTAAGTAGACCACCATTCGTTACGATACGGCAGATCCAACCAAATGTGGGAGGAAATTGTTTGATTACATTTGATACATCAAGTTTATGCTTCTTCTTAAAATAATCTGAAGCATATTTGTAGGCGTCTTTGGTGTCTTTGTTTTGAGAATACCATGACAAAGTTTTAATTACATCAATCGGCGATAATTCTACCGAGAATTTAGGTTCATGTCCTGCAAATGCAAGGTTTGCATCAGTAATGCGAGCCATGTCAAATCTCCATTTTCACTAGTCTTGGTATTATATAGCATAATCAACAGATTGTCAAGTAAGTTGTTGTATAAAAACAACACTTAATTTTAGGGCTTGGTAATGGTTTAGGCGCCGGCGGATGTTTTCCTGGCCGATGCCTAAACCATTTGATCATTTTAGACCTCAGGTCCTCTTGGAATAATTGGAGGTCCTGGTGGTCCCGATGAAACAGGTGGAACGTTAGGTGGAGGTGGCATTGGTGGTGCACCAAAAGGAGATGGTGAACTGCCAAATGGTGTTGGCGCACTACCAAATGGTACTGAAGAAGCACTTGGTGATGGCATCATTGGTCTTGGAGAAGGACTCGATAAACCTGTTGGTGCTGTCGGATTTGGACTTACAGTTGTTGGTCGTGTTGCAGCCTCAATTGCTTTCATCTTTGCTTCTTTGTCATCTTTTCCTGCCAACATAATGCCAGATAAAATGCCTGTTAGAAATGTTGAAATTGGAATTAGAAGTTCGAAAAACTTCTGATCAATTGGCGACATAGCGTTGAGTGGTTGTGTAACAAATATAATTGAATACAGTACAACAAATACAATGCCTGTTAGTGTCAATGATAAACAAATGCCGATAAAGAATTTCAGTCGAGCCATCAACTGATCTTCGGTGTACATGAAAGGTGTTTGTTCCTCTTTTTGTTTTTCTTCTTCTTTATTGAATAAATTCATTTGCAATTCACTCCTGTCAGTTGAGGTGTATTTGGTGTTTGTGATAGAGTTAAAGATCCTTGTGGTAATTGATCAGCGGGAGCTCCTAATCTTGGATCACGGCCACCTTTGAATACATGTTCTGGACATGTTCTTGTTACATCACAAGTTGGCTTTTGGCACATGTCTTTATCCCAATTTGCTGGATCTTGGCAAGGATAACGAAAACGATCTCCACCAAAAACTGCAAGACCTATTGGCAACACGATCAGTAACAATAACCACTTGAGTAATTTTTTATCATTCATCATCGGCACTTTCTTAAATTAAAAAGGATAAATCAATAATAATATAAAAAAATATGCCATCCAAAACCATGGTTTATACGGTATCTGCTTTATGTATTCGTTTCGCCTAGCCTTTCTTGCTCTCACTAAAGAATCACGATAGTCTCGTAAGTCTTGCACATACTGATGAAAGTTGTTCATAGTTGTGTTACTACAATTAACATACCAAGTATTAACATTCCACTTAGAATAGATAACACCAATGAATTATCTTGTTCTTGTTGAAGTGTCCTATACTCAGTAGCATTGTATATTAACGCTGCAATTGTAAAAACACCCACTAACGACATTACTACTAAGGGTGCTGAATTAAATACATTCATCAACCCATTTAAAGAAAATTCCATTTAAATTAACCCCGCTGCGTGAAGTATATAAGTCACTATAACAGCAAAAGCAACGGACATTAATTTCAAATCTAATAACTTATCTGCATCTTTATCAAAAGCTTTTTTCTCTAATTCTTCTTCTTTTTCGATTTGAGAAACTATAGTACGCAACTCATCATAAGCAGTTTTACCATATCGCTTGAGAGCTTCTTGTTTTATCTTCTCACGCTCAGCCTCCATGTTTTTCTTTTCAACAAGGCGAGCAAAAGCTTTCTGATCGGTATGTAAAGGTTTTAATCTTTTACGGCGTTCAGCCTCAACACGGAGATTGTGTTGTTCCTTTAATGGCTGGTTAGTGAATTCATTTAATTCACCAATAGCACCGTCTAGTTCTTTACCTGCTTTTGTAAGTTCTCTAATGCCTTTGGCGGCACCAGAAATACCAGATATTGGATCCATTTTACCATTTTTAGTGACCTAAGGGATCAATCAGCCAAACCACGGAAAAATAGTAAAACCAATAAAAAACATCTAATGTCTATTTAGTGAAGATGGTGCACCCGGAGGGACTCGAACCCCCGACCAAGCGATTATGAGTCGCCTGCTCTAACCAACTGAGCTACAGGTGCTTATTTGGCCTGACCGGCAGGAATCGAACCTGCGACCCACAGCTTAGAAGGCTGTTGTTCTATCCTCTGAACTACGGTCAGATTGGTGCGAGTGGAGGGATTCGAACCCTCAATCCTTTCGGCGTTTGATTTTAAGTCAAATGTGTATTCCGTTCCACCACACTCGCAATATTTTTTGCTCGAAATGTTTCAGTTTGTGAATGGCAGTTTGGACACAGTATTCTTAAATTACTTAAAATGTGATTATTACTATTACCATCAATATGATCCAGTTCACATTCAATACTTTTACCATTCCAACATTCTATTTCACATTCTTCGCATCTATTCGTTTTGATTCCTTCTTTGAATAATCTATGTTTCAACTTGTAGGTTTGATATTGTGGATGTTTTCCATCTAGTATTTCGTTGAGACTGATAGAACGATTTTCCATCCACTTTTTTTTGGTGTTTTTTCCACCTTGATTCGGAACATAACAATTTAATTTTATTGCACGCCTCTTAAAGGTGTTGAAATGAACTCCAATTTTCGAACATGCTTCTGCCATAGATGAAGATGATGATGTAATAGAAATAAATTCTTGGTCTGTCATAATTCCTCCGTTTCATTTTATTTATAAAACATAAGATTTTGACAGTCTCTTGTGTCTACCAATTCCACCACAACCGCTATGAAAGTTTATCGTCTTTGTTCAAAGCATCTAAGACACAATCTTCAGTCGATAAAATGTCTTGATAGTATTCAGGTCCAGGTAAATCGCTGTAATGATCCCATTGTTGTTTCTTAAAAATTTTATCCCAATTATCCGCAAACTGTTCCTGTGAAACGGAAAACGGCCTTGGTTTACTTCCTTTGCCAGACATACAATCTCCTAAAATTGGTCGGAGTTGAGGGATTCGAACCCCCGACCCTCTGCTCCCAAAGCAGATGCGCTACCAGACTGCGCTAAACTCCGTTAAAACATAATTCTAAAATCGTCACGTTCTGCACAATTAGGCATATCTAAAACGTGAGGTAATTTTACTTCTTTCCATTCAATATTTTGTGATGATGTAAAAGTTAATTCGACAACATAAGGTATACATCCTTTATCTGATTCTGCATATGAGCAATTATTGATATGCACATGAACTAATTTCTGATCTATCTTACCTATAAAATTTGTTATCAAATTAAATTGATCGTAATACTGAATGTCATGAAATTCAATTACGATTCCAGTAAGTTTTTTCGTATTGATTATAATGTCATCTAGAATGTCGTATTCTGATCCTTCAATATCGCATTTCAAAAAACAATCTTCAGAAATAGTAGAATCAAAACTAATTTGATTTTGTTTATTTCCTATATTTTTCGGAATGTATATTTTATTACCACCAAAAAACGTTTTAAGTTTTACTTCATCATCAGCATTAATTGTACCGTCATATGCATCAATCGCACAATCATTTATTTTGATAAAATCTTCCTCAAAAGACCAATCATCTTTAATGCCAAAGCTAATTAACTTTTTAGACTTTTCAATATCAGATTTATTTACGAGATAACCACCATCATTATCTTTACCTAGACGAACTAAGTTTTCACAATAGTATGGTTGAAAAATTTTTGGTAGAATTACTGGTTTCATATTTTTTATTTGGTGCCCTCATCCGGACTTGCGCCGAACTTTCCCGCTTACAAGGCGGGTACATCGCTACCTATGTTTTGAAGGCTTTACCACTCACCTGTCCAATGTTTAATTTTTGATTTAGCATAAAAATCTCTTTTTGTACTTTCCCAATTATCTATATCGTTTCCATGATAAACAAGGGTATCAACTGGCGGATCTTCACGATACGTTTTTATAAACCTTAATTCTGATATTTTTTGCCTAATATCATTCATCATTTCTATACCTGGATTTGTATTGATCAATTGACCACATAACATCATAGTTATAGCGTGCATATATGTTTGCGACCCAAGAAAATATGTATTCTCGCAACCTTCCATTTTTCTTTGCATAAACAAATCAATCGTCTTAGCAAAAATTGGATTGCTTGGCGCACTCATCATTATGTCTTGTGAAAAATCATAATCACGGCACGTAGGTAAAATCCATTTTATTTCATCAGTAAATATATCATTCAATTTAACATTACAGAGGCGATCTATATCAATGTAAAGGCCACCTTCATTATAGATTTTAAACAGCCGCCATAGATCACTCTTTTGTACGATGTGAACATTACGAACTAATTCATATCCCTTTGGTGTTAAATTGTTTTTGAGGTATTGTTCAATGTCATCATCATCGCTTACAACAAATTTCCAATCAGGATTCATTTGTTGTAAACGACCAACGCCATTGGTAATCAGAGGATGATTATCCTCTAAAATATCTTTTGTTTTCCAGCTAAGATGGACTAACTTGGGAATCATTTTTTGTCATATCAGGTATTGATGGGTGATGACCTTTACGACAATCGAATTGCCGGCACGCAATTGGCCGTATTTCATAGATTGAACACTTGCCATCAATAAACATTCCGCATCCACCTGTAGGACCTTTGAACATCGCAATTGTAGGTCCAACATTTGGATTTATTTTTAAATCGTTCGGATCTGGATTAATCAGACTTATTGGATATTTACCTGATTGAAATTCTTCGACCGTAAGAAATGGTGTCAATCGTTGGCAACACAAAGAGCATGTGCCACAAGGAACATCTGCAATTTCTTCATCAGTTCTTGCACTTGTAAGATTTATATTGATAATATCAAAGTATTTTTTAGGCATTTGTCAAATTATTCAATACTTAATTGAATTTTTGTCACAGAATCCCAACGGAAACTGCGCCAATCATTTTTTTCAACATCAAAAACAGCAAGAGCCTCATCTGATTGTGATTTTCCGCTGTTTTTTGGCAATTTTTCTTTAGGAATTTTATTTTCTTCGAGCGTACACAACATTTTTCGCTCAGTTCCGTCTTTTTTCGTAAAGAAAACTTCAATTTTTTGTGATTGAAGCATTTCTCGAAGCCATTTTCTGCCTTCCGGCGTATCAATTTTACTTGGCATCTTCAATTTCTTCATCCTCATCTTCATCTTCCCATTCGGCACGATCTTCCAACATTTCACGTATGTTCCAATTCTCTAATAATTCATCAGGAATGAAATCAAGCGAATCTAAATCAGTATATTCATAGTTTTCAACTTCGCCATCTTCAAATCGGCCAACAAATGCCATGCCTTCTTCATGCCATTCAGCGAAAACATTGTAATCTTCGCCGTATTTGTTGTTGTAAATGTTTTGATATAACTCGGTGGGAGGACCCCATGGTGAATCAAACCAGAATTTAATGATTAAAAAGTCGGCATGTTCATCTACCTGCCAATCTTGAGCATCACAATTCCATTTGCAACCCCATTCGCCAATACCAAACGAATACCAATCGGCATAACCGTATTTTTCTATAAGTTTTTCATTGGGCTCTTGATGAAAGTTTACATCACCAACATTTTTTAATTCATCGGGACATGGCGCAAAGAAATTAAACCAATCTTTGCCGTTGTTGTCATCGAGGAACTTTTCAAATTCCTGTATTTTTTCTTTTGGACCTATAAGCTCAAATGTATTGCTGCACCAGTTAGGCATAATATACTCACTTTCTTCATTTTGTTTCTGCAATTGATTTGGCAACATTAATTAATTTCTTGAGCATCAATGCGCCTTTTGTTTTTTCCAAATACTCGGCAAACCATTTTTCAGATTTGTCTGTCTTTCTTACGATACAGCCGTAAATCTCCGCACCTTCTAAACCTTCGACATAAACTGTAGGGTCTCGAAAGATTGCTTCAAAAGCATCATCAAATGCTGGGTTGCCATTTGCATCACGCTTAAAAAAGGCGACATGATACATATCACCAAGATCAGTTCCATTAACCGGTTTTCCATTTTCAAATTCACCTTTTAGATTAAAGAATGCTAGACTAAAACTTTCTATCTCACTACGGCCTGGCAAGAAATAAAAACCATCATAATTTTGCGGTGGTTTATCATTCAGCATAACGCTCCTTTAGACTACGGGATTTCTGTGCTGCACGATCATAAATTTTCTTCGACTTTGCAACACGCATCCTGTATTTAGAGCTGCGTAGATCCTTTACCAGAAAGTTACGGCGAGGAACATCAACTTGTAGAACAACCAACATAGTATCACCCATTCAAGTAAAGTAAAAGAAAAGTACCAACGAAAGAATCGCTGGTACTTAATGTTTTGCCAAAAAGGAACTTTCATAACCTTATAAACATGCCAAATGCATAAATTGCCAAGAGGCCAGAGTTTACAAGAATCATGGCCTTGTCTTTGATGAGAACACCCCATACCAGAAACAATGCCGAACCTATATTCAGTAGTATAACATTCAAAGGGTCGATTGTCAAGGCCGTACAAATAGCGCCTGCCAATGTTACCGCAGTTGCAACCCATTTAAATACATTGGCAACTTCCATCACAAGCCAACGCTTTGTAAATTCAATTATTTCCATACAGGCACCTTTTCATCCATAAGTTTTCTTGCAAGCATCATTTCATCTGATTTCATTGTATTGGTCAAAATCTCTAATACATCTAAATCAATTTCTACAAAAGCAATTGGTAGGTTCCAGTAAGCTCTTGCATATTGCCGCCGTGTTTCGATATTGTCGTTTGTCATAGTATAGCATTCATGATTAAAGCAAAATTCATAGCCGATAAAGTTAGATCAATGTAGGCAGAACCATTGCGACCTTCTTCAAAGGCCAGACCTGCACTTCGCCAAAAGAACCAGACAAAGAATACATTGATCAATAACAAAAAATAGGTCATGCAGGCACTACCGTCTTTTGCAACTCCGCATACCGTCTCTCCAATTGCTCAAGGCGCTTTTCCGTCTTTGCATTGCTCGCCTCATCCAGCTGACCACGAATTTCGCAGAGGTAAATCATGCTCTCAACAACCTTATTCATTTCTTCAATTTTATCCATAATTTTATTCTTTTCAATCCAATAAAACCATATATTCAGCAGGGTAGTGTTGCCGAAACCAGTCCAGGCCTTTGCGAACACCGGCATAGTCACCAAACAATTCGCATCCACGGATTGTATCATAAACCGCAACGGCTTCAGGTGAAAGTAAGCAAGATTCACCTGAAAATGGGTTTGTAATCATTTCTGCTTCCGTACCAACAAACAAATCTTTAAAAGGTAATTTCATTTTATTTCCTTAATTGTTTAAGTGTTGCCAGGACCATTTGAAAATCATCTGGCCGATCCACCGCCAGGTCTTTGATGATTGACGAATAAAATCCTGCAATATAGGCCCAATCATTCTTTTCTTCAAATACCTTCATGGCATCTGCAATCAGTAACCGTCTTTCTGAAACCACATTTGTTTTTAACATATTATACT